ACATATCGGGTAGTACCCGTATGTTCAAACCTTAGAATTATTAATCATGGCTACAGTTCTATCGGGTACTTCGGGAGCGTTATATTATTCTCCTGCTGGTACAAGCGTAACAACCCTCACAGCAGCAGCTTTTCCTTCATCAGGAGGAAACATTACTGTTGGTACACAGTTGGGTTACAGAGTAAATGACACAGTAACACTTGCATATCCAGGTGGATCTACAATAACTAACTGTATTCCACCAGCAGATTATTTTGTAAAAACTTATGATGCTTCAACTGGTATTATGACAGTTTCATCAACAGCAGGAGGAGCAGCAGTAACAGCTTCAGCATCTCCTACTTTCGTTGCTGGAACATTTGCAAGCATTACATTTACAGCACCATTAGTTGTTGGATCTGTAAGAGAGTGGAGTTTTGAGATAACCAGAGCAGAAATTGACGTAACAAGTATTGGTCAAACTGTTACTCAAACTGCACCATTTAGAACATTCATCTCAGGTTTTGCTGATGGTAGTGGTTCTGCTAGTGTTTACTCAACAGATGATGACACACTTCTATCCAGTAGAATGGTTGAAGATGTTATCCAGCGTCAACAAACTGGTGCAAAGGTAAGACTCTATATTGATCGTCAGATGAGTGGTGCTAACGTAGATCAAAACGCAAGTAGATCAATCTTGGCAGATATTATTCTTACTTCTGCGAGTTTCAACGTAAACCCAGATGACGGACAGGTTGTAGAGATAGCCTTTAGACCTAGTGCTGCTCCTACATTTGATTTATCAAAATCTGCTTAGTTTAATTAGCATAACTTAACGAACCTCAGTTTATCTGGGGTTTTTTTATGTTTTGCATTAGAATAATAGTATACTATTTTATTTTTATGGTAAGTAATTTATCAGCATTAGATAGGCTTAGAAAAGCTGCAAATCTTGAACCAAAAAAGAAAGAAGTTGAATTATCTGATGGTTCTATCTTTGAAATGTATGTAAGCCCATTGACAATGGCAGAACGTGATAGAGCACAAAGGTTATCTAAAGACGATAACAATAGTTTTGCATTACAGTTATTACTTGCAAAAGCATTAGACGAAACTGGTAGAAGACTTTTCAATGTAGGAGAAATTGATGTATTGAAAAATGAAGTTAAGGACAGCGACTTGCAAAAATTAATGCTTGCAGTAATTACAGAAGAAGAGGAGATAATTGACCCAAAAGATTAGTTGCTGAGTTGAAGAAAGATAACTTTATGATGCTTCAATTTGGTGTAGCTAAAGAATTGGGAAAAAGTTTAAAAGAAGTAAGAGATATGACTTTGGATGAACTTATAGGTTGGAGTTCATATTTTCAAGTAGTTAATGAACAACAAGAAAAAGAATTTGAAAAAGCAAAACGAAGGAGATAAGCTAGAATAAAGTAACCTTTTATTGTTTTGTTGTGGCCCCAAGAACAAAGGCAAGTATAGAGATAGATGTAAAAGGTCTTAAGGCTGTTAATGATTTATTAAATAAATTAAATTCTATTGATAGTAAAGTAAATAAAATAAATAAAGTCTCTGGAGCTAAAGGAGGTAAAGATGATTTTGCTGAGATACAAAAAATTAGAAATCAAATTAGTAGAGTAGAAACAAAATCATTAAAAATAAGAAATCAATTAGTAAATTTAAATAATAAAGATAGAAAAGTTTCAGCAATAAAAGGTCGTTTAACAAGAGCAGAAAATAAAGCTAAAAAAGGTTCATTAGATATTGCAAATAGGGAATTAGTTATTGCTGAAAAATTATTAGCAAAGCAAAAATTGACTACAGCAGAGATTGTTAAACAAGATAAAGCAAGTGCAAGGATGACGGCTATAAAACAAGGAAATTTTGCAGGATCTGGTCCGGGAGTATTTGGCCCACAACCCAGACCATCATTTGCTCAAAGCATTGGAATTAAACGAGGATTTGATTTTCAAAGTGCAGCGATTAGTGGTGCTTTTCCTCTGTTATTTGGTCAAGGGCCAGTTGCTTCAATAGCTGGTGGTCTTGGTGGTGGTGTCGGTGGAATGTTTGGTGGTATGGGTGGCTTTGCAGGAGGTATCGCAGCCACAGCAGCAGTTCAGACAATATCAAATATCGTGGGTGGAATAACTGAGCTAGGTAAGGCTTTAAGTACACTTGATGGTACTTTTAGTCTTTTAAAAGAGAAATCTTTATTTAGTAGTAAAGAAGCAGCAACTAGAGCACAAATTTTACAAACTTTAGGAGAAAGAGAAAAATTAGCAGCTTTATTATCTGAAGAACTAATTAAAGTATTAGGAGAAGATGGAGCACAAGATTTAAGAGAAGCAGCAAAAGTTTCTGAAGAATTGAATACAGAACTGACAAAAATAAGTCTTACTCTTCAAATAGCATTAGCAGGGCCACTTAAAAATGTTCTTAAATTTATTAATGCACTAATAGAACAAGGTAATAAGGTATCTCTTGGAGAAGGGAAAGGAACTGTAAATCTTGGGCCAAAAGAAGATCAATTCATAAAAGATTTTAGAGGTGTTTTAGAAACATTTAACCAATCTCAGCTTGACAGAATTCTTAGAGCACCTATTGGTACAAATGTTGAAGGCTTAAATGTAACTGAGGGAAGCAAACAGGCTATAAGAAAATTTAGTTTAGTAAAACAAGTAAATCCCGATTCACCATTTGTTGGAGGTTCAGGAAAAGAAGGAGCAACGGGTAAAGAATTATTAGACATTGATGCTAAGAGAGTTGCTAGTGCTCAGAAAAAAATAAATAAAATGCAAGAAGAAATAAAATTTGCTCAACAAATCAAAACTTTAGGATTAGAAGAAGCTACTATACAAAAAGAAATTGAAGCTATTACAAAAAATTTAAATGAAGAAGAATTAAAATTATTAGAAACAGGAGAATTAAATATAAGGGCTTTAATAGAAAAAAATAAAGAAGCGAAAAAATTTGAACAAAATGCTAAAGACATAAATGCTGCTTTTGAATCTTTAAGTATTTCAATAAATAATGATATAAAAAATGGAATAGCTGGTTTGATAAAAGGAACATCTACACTTGGAGATTTACTTAATAACGTTGCTGATAGATTCTTAGATGTAGCACTTAACCAAGCATTATTTGGTTCAATATTGGGTTCGGGAGGAGAAAAAGGAGGAGGATTATTAGGTGCTATTGGTTTATTTGCTAATGGAGGTAGACCACCAGTAGGCAGACCTTCAATCGTAGGAGAGAAAGGGCCAGAATTATTCGTACCAAGGTCATCTGGAACTATTGTGCCAAATAGTAAACTTGGAGGTGGCGGTAATACGAGTGTTGTTGTTAACGTAGACGCATCAGGTTCAGATGTTCAAGGCGATGACGCTGGAGCGAAAGAACTTGGAACTCTCATATCTGTTGCAGTACAAGGAGAGCTACTGAAACAACAAAGACCTGGAGGACTACTTTCTAGTTTACGCTAATGGCTACTTTTCCTGACTTTGATCCACAATATTCTGCTACAAAACGTAGTCAGCCCAATCTTAGAATTACACAATTTGGTGACGGTTATCAGCAACGTACAACTTTTGGTTTAAATCAAGATCCTAAAGTTTGGGCATTGACTTTTAATGTAAAAGACAGTGATGCAGATACGATAGAAACATTTTTAGAAAATGAAGCAAAGAATGGTACTTCTTTTGATTGGTCACCGCCCGATGAGTCAACTTCTTATAAATGGATTTGTAGAAGTTTTAATAGAGAAATGTTTGAATCTGATAGAAGTAGAATAACAGCCAGCTTTGAACAAGTATTCGAACCCTAATGGCAGTACCAGTTTCAGCTTTACAAGAAATAAATCCTGGAGCAATTATTGAACTGTTCACTTTGGAGCTTGTTGCAAATTTACATGGATCTACAACAATTTATAGATTTCACAATGGTTCCAATATGAACGCAAGTGGAGAAATAGTCTGGGCTGGTAATGCGTATCAAAGATTTCCTATTCAATGTGAAGGATTTGAATTTACAGGAACAGGAACTCTACCAAGACCAACTATATCTGTTAGTAATATCTTTGGTACTCTTACTGCAATTATGGCAAGTGTAAACCAAGTAACAGTCGGTAATGATCTTAATGGAGCAAAATTAGTAAGAATAAGAACTCTTGCTAGATATTTAGATGCAGTAAATTTTACTGGCAACACTAATCCTTATGGGACACCTGATTCATCCGCAGAATTTCCTCAAGAGATATACTTTTTAGACAGAAAAATTAGTGAGAATAGAGATGTTGTCCAATGGGAAGCTATATCAGCCCTAGACTTAGTAAATGTAAAACTACCAAAAAGGATTGCTACTAGAGATATTTTCCCAGGCATTGGTACGTTTGTTGGATGACTTGGCAGGATATTGCACTTAAACACGCAGAAAAAAATGCACCACATGAGGCTTGTGGTTTATTAGCTGTTTATAAGGGTAAAGAAAAGTATTTTCCCTGTAAGAATCTTGCCGAAGATTTAGGTGAACAATTTATTATTGATCCTGATGATTGGGTAAAAGCTGAAGATGCTGGAGAAGTCATTGCTGTTTTTCATAGTCATCCACAGATACCACCATTTCCTAGCCAAGCTGATCTTGCAAGCTGTGAATACTTAGACTTACCTTTTTATATTGTCACTCCAGAAACAAAAGAGTGGTATTATTTTGAACCATCAGGCTATAGAAAAGGATTAATTGGTAGACAGTGGGTATGGGGTGTTCAAGACTGTTGGAATTTAGTGCACGATTGGTATGAAGAAAAGAAAAATATTACTTTAAAACATTGGGAACGCCCCAAAAGTCCCGAAGAGTTTAGTAAATCGCCTTTGTTTGAATATGGATTACCTCTTACTGGTTTTAAAGAATTGGATGATACATTGGATTTAGAGAAAGGTGATGTATTGTTGATGGATACAGGCACAGGTAATTTGGATCATGTTGCTTTGTATGTAGGAGATCAAACTATTCTTCATCATTGTGTGAAAAGACTTAGTTGCAGAGAAACTTATGACCAAAAGTATATAGAATGGACAAAGAAGAGGTATCGCTATGCTCAGTAAAATTAAAGTTTACGGAAGATTAGCTCGATTTCTTGGAGAGCGTAGTTTTGAAGCTGAAATATCAACTCCACTTCATGCTTTTAAGTTTTTACTAGCAAACTTTCCTCATTTGGAACGGCACATGATGGAACAAAATTATTGTGTAAAAGTCGGTAAAGATGAGATTGATGAGACAGAATTATTTAACCCGATAGGTCAACAAGAGATAAAAATAGTACCAGTAGCAACAGGTTCTAGAGGTCTTACAAGGGTATTAGCTGGAGCAGCTTTAATTACATTTGCAGCATTTTCAGGTGGGGCAAGTTTAGCTGGTTTAGGATTTCAAGCTACTGTTGCAACAGGAGCAACTTCAGCAACTTTAGGAGCAGCTTTAACAGCAGCAGCAGGAAACTTAGGTATCTACTTAGCATTATCTGGAGCAGCACAGATGCTTACTCCTGTTCCCCAACCTCCAGGAGTTTCAGAAGATCCACAATCTCAGAACTTTTCATTTAGTGGGGTGCAGAATACATCAAGAGCAGGAACAGCAATACCTGTAATTTATGGAGAAATTTTTGCTGGTTCTCTAGTAGTATCAGCAGGAATTGATACAGTACAGATAAAAGGTACAGCGTAAATGGGAATTGTTAATCGCTCTGAAGATGATGTAGTAGTAGATTCCTCGCTACCCTCTGATGCCTTATCGAGTAAACAATTTGCAACTATTGTCGATGTTCTTAGTGAAGGTGAGATAGAAGGTTTTCCATCGGCAGCAGCATTTACAAAAGGCACAGCTAATTACAATACAGCAGCATTAAAAGATGTATTCTTAGGAAAAACTCCAGTTTTAAGAGCTAGTGCTGATCCAACAAACACTCAACCCACAGATTTCAACTTTCAAGATGTAGAGTTTGAACCTAGATTCGGTACAAATAATCAAACATTTATATCTGGTATTTCTAATATTGAATCTGAAACAAATGTTGGAGTAAAAGTAGAAAATGGAACTCCAGTATCAAGACAGATAACAAATTCTAATATTAATGCTGTTAGAGTTACTATTCGTTTTAACGGATTACAAACTTTTGAAACCAATGGAGATGTAAATGGTGCATCAGTAGAGCTAACAATAAAAATTATTCAAAATAATGGAACGACAACTACTCCAATATCTGACACAGTTACGGGAAGAACTTCATCTGCTTATAACAGAGATTATCGAGTTGATCTACCTAGTAATCTTAATTATCCAATAACAGTTCAAGTAGCAAGAGTAACTGCTGATGCTACTGATCCAAATAGATTAAGGGATGAATTTTTCTTTTCATCATTTACTGAAATTATTGATGAGCAAAGACCATATCCTGATATTGCTCATGCAGCATTAAGGTTTGACTCTCAACAGTTTTCATCCGTTCCCAGACGGATGTATAAAGTTCGTGGGGTAAAAATAAAAATACCTCATAACGGAACTGTAGATGCAACAAATGGAAGAATAACTTACACAGGAACATTTAATGGAACGCTTACTACAACTAAAGTTTGGTGTTCTGATCCAGCTTGGATATTATTTAACTTACTCACGGAAACTCGCTATGGACTAGGAGATCATATTACCGAAGCTCAATTAGATAAATATGCTTTTTATAGTGCTTCTGTTTACTGTTCAGAGTTAGTAGATGATGGTGCAGGAGGACAAGAGCCTAGATTTAGTTGCAATACCATTTTGCAAGCAAGGCAAGATGCTTATGAAGTTGTAAATAGTTTGACTTCTGTTATGCGGTCAATTAGTTATTGGAACGCAGGATCTCTTACAATTTCGCAAGATAGACCAACCGATCCAAGTTACTTATTTAATTTATCTAATGTAACGTCAGCAGGATTTGGATATTCTGGTACAAGTCTTAAAACAAGAGCAACAGTAGTTTCGGTGTCATATTTTGACATGGAAAATCAAGAATTAGACTTTGAAACTGTAGAAGATGTGGCAGCAAAAAATAAATATGGTGTATTACATAAAAAAATTACTGGTTTTGGTTGTAGTTCAAGAGGTCAAGCAAGAAGATTAGGCAGATTTTTATTATTTGAAGAACAAAATTCTACCGAAACAATTAATTTTACTACTGGCATTTCAGAAGGTGTAGTTGTCAGACCAGGGCAAGTTATAGAAGTTAGCGATCCAGTTAGAGCAGGATTAAGGAGAGGAGGAAGAATAAAGTCCGCAACAACCACAACTGTAACTGTAGATAATACGGATGATACAGACTTAGACGCTACAAATAATCCAACACTTAGCGTTATTTTGCCCGATGGATCGGTAGAAAGTAAGAGTGTAACAGGGATTGTAGGTGCAGTAATTACGATTGACTCTTCTACTCCATTTAGTTCTGCTCCAAATGCAAATAGTGTTTGGATCTTACAAAATACAACTTTGCAAACTACTCAATGGAGAGTCGTAAGCGTAACTGAGGATAAAGATAATTATGCAATTATTGGAACGGCATATAACTCAGCAAAATTTGCATTTATTGAAGATGGTTCTACTTTGCCAACTAGAAATGTAACCATACTAAATGAATTAAAAAATGCTCCTGCTATTGATAGTGCTGAACAGTTTTTCTAT